CAATTTCGCCATAAAAATATCTTTTAATTGTGTTGCTATTTGGGCTGTCATTTGATACCCTTATACCAGGCCCAGCAATTCCGCGAGGCCTAAACGAGGAGCCCAAGATGGCAGCCAATATCGACAGCATGTTTTACGTGAAAGAGAAACCCTGGCACGGACTCGGCGTCCGGGTCGAGAACGAACTGACCAGCGCGGACGCCATCACGGCCGCCGGGCTGGATTGGACAGTCTCGAAGCACCAGAACCTCCACCCCATCACCGCGAAGCCCACCGGCTACAACATGATCATGCGCGACGACACCCAGCACATTTTCACCGCCGGAGTCTCCGACGGGTTCAAGCCGTTCCAGAATGTGGACGCCTTCAAGCTGGCCGACGACATCGTCGCCACCGGCGAGGCCAAATTCCACACGGCCGGCTCCCTGGGAAAAGGCGAGAAGGTGTGGATGCTGGCGAAGCTGCCGAAGGACATCCGGATCAAAGGGACGGACGACGTCACCGAGCAGTTCCTCCTGATCGCCAATGGCCACGACGGCTCGGCGGCCTTGCGGGTTCTGCTCACCCCGATCCGGGTCGTTTGNCAGAACACCCTCCACGCGGCCATCTCCTCGGCCAAGGTCGCCGACGTCTACTCGGTGATCCATTACGGCGAGAACACCGCGCGNGTCGACAAGGCGCGCAACATCCTCAAGCTGGCGTCCAAGCGGTTCGANGAGGCTGGGGACATCTACAACAACCTGGCCACCGTGGTGATGCAGCGCGTGCAGATCGAGGCCATCCTNAACTCCCTGGTCCCNCTCCGGGACGANGGCGACGACGAGGACAAGACCTTCCGCCTCGCGCACCACGAGAACATCCTGGCCCTGTTCGAGGACAACGACCGCAACACCTTCCCGGAAATCCGCGGCACGGCCTGGGCGTTCTACAACGCGATCACCCGGTACGTGGACTTCCACAAGCAACCCTTCGGCAACATGGAGAAAGTCGCGCCCATCGCCAACCGCGCCTCCTCCATCCTGTTCGGGGCGGACGCCAGCTTCAAGCGGCGCGCCCTGGACCTGACCTACGCCTCCGCTCTCTCAGCCTAAGCCGAAGGCAGCGGGGGAGGGAGCCCTCCTCCGCTGGAAGGCCCCCGGCAATTCCGCTGGGTCTGGTCCTAAGTCCAGAAGGAGAACCACCATGATCAACGGCATCGAAGTCACCGAGGTCAAAGTCAACCCCATCCCGAACCAGGCGCCAGACGCTCAGGTACGCGCCTTCGCGCGGGTCGTATTCAACGGCGCGCTGGTGGTCAACCACCTCCGGGTCGTCCGGGGCAAATTCGGCCCGTTCGTTTCCTGGCCATCCCACTTCGACAAGGCCGCGCAAAATGGCTTCCAGATGGTCCACCCCATCACCAAGGCCCTCCAGGAGGAGGTCGCGGTGAAGGTCCTGGCGGCATGGAGCGAGCTGGAGATGGCCCATGCGTAACCGAACCAGCAGCACCAGGCCGAACCTTTACGGCATGGGAATGGCCATCCTTTCCCAGTCCATTGACATGGGCAAACCGGCGGCTCAGGAACCTGAGCCGGCCGCGCCGACCTCTCCGGCGGTTCTCCCATTCTGCTTCGGCTGCGGGAAAAAGAAAACCCAACACGAGGAGGAGGGCCGGAAATACTGCTCCACCTGCTGGACATTCCGAAACGGCGGCCGGATGATACCAGTCGGAGGCCGGTCATGAGCCCTCCACTATGGCGTGCAGCGAACTTCTGCATACTCCACCGGGCCAGCGATCACGTCTTGATCATGGACCAAGGCCCATGGGACCAGCACCCCACCGTGACCAACGACGCCGAGGGCGTGGTCGCTCGGCTATTCCAGTTCGGCCACCTCAAGGCTGGGCAGCGGCTTTTCTACTACGACAGCGAGAACAGCCTGGATGAAATCGTGATCAAGGACAGGAAGTTCCACAGCTTCGCACCAGGACCATCAAAAGCTATTTTTGAGGACAACAAAAAAACCGCCTAAGTCATTGGCATATAAAGAGAAGGAGCGAAAAGACATGAACGACACAGCCATACGATGGACCGAGAAAACCTGGAACCCTTGGAGCGGCTGCACCAAGGTTTCCGCCGGCTGCCGGCATTGTTACGCCCTCACCCTGGCGGAAGCGAAGCGCGGCACCCCAGCATTCCCCAAAGGGTTCGACCTGACCATGCGCCCGCACAAGCTGCGCGAACCTTTCGCCGTCAAAATTCCGTCCCTGATTTTCGTTAACTCCATGTCGGACTTCTTCTTGGACCAGGTCACAGACCAGGACCGGGACCGCGCCCTTGACGTAATCGAGGCCACGCCACAGCACGAGTACCAGGTCTTGACCAAGCGCCCGGAAAATGCCCTCCGCTATTCCAGGCGCCGCCCCTTGCCTGGTAATTTTTGGATGGGGGTCTCCATCGAGAACCAGAGCACGGCTGGCCGCTTGGACGTCCTCAAGGAAATCGAGGCGGGGATCCTGTGGGTATCGGCGGAACCTCTCCTCGGCCCTCTCACCCTGGACCTATCCGGGGTCTCCTGGCTCATTACAGGCGGGGAATCCGGGGCTCACCTCATGGACCCAGCCATCCGGGAAAGCCGGTCCCTATGCACCTACAACGGCTACAAGTGGACGCCCAGGCCAGATCGCATTTCCTGGGTGCAGTCCATCCGGGACCAGTGCCTCGCCTTCGGCACGAAGTTCCTGCATAAGCAGTGGGGAGGCTATCGCCCGGATTCCGCCGGCCACCTCCTCGACGGCCGGAACTGGGACGAATACCCGCGCCTTCCCAGGAAACCGGAGCCAGCGTTTCACGTGGAACTTGAAGCGGCCGAAAATAGATTAATTTAAGGGCGCGGGAAAATCCCGAAACGGCATCGAGCCAGCGACGCCGCCCCCTGCTCGGGGAGGAGCGGCCGACCCTCGCGCCGGATAAATCCTCGCCCGAGTTCGGAGCCTTCGTGTCAAAGAAACCCGAGCCAGCTTACAGCCTCACCACGATCGACGACCTCCACCCCGACCCAGAGAACCCCCGCGAAATAACCCCCGAGGCTATGGCTGGCCTCCGGGAGTCCCTTGGCAGCTTTGGGGACATCTCCGGCCTGGTTTGGAATAGAAACACCGGCCAACTCGTTGCCGGGCATCAGCGCCTCCAGGCCCTCCGGGAGAAGTATGGCGCTGCGCTCCAGCTCGACCTCGGCACCGGCGTCGGGGCTACGCCGGTTCTTCGCGCCGGGCAAGACGGATTCCCGGTCCGGGTGGTTGCCTGGGACTTGAACCGGCAACACCTTGCCTCCTTGGCCGCGAACAACCCGCATATCGCCGGCGAGTTTTCAAAAGACCTGCAGCCAAAACTCTCCCGCCTCCTCGCAACTGAGGAGGCCGCCTTCAAGGCTTTGCGCCTGGACCGCCTCCAGGAAATCGACCAGGAGAAAGGCGCCGGGAACACAGCCCCGGACGACGTTCCGGAACTCCCGAAAAAAGCCACCGCAAAGAAGGGCGACGTCTACCACCTCGGCCGCCACCGTATTCTTTGCGGCGACGCCAAGGACGACAAGGCCATCGCGGCTCTGCTCGGCGACCAGAAGGCCCCCCTCCTCCTCACCGATCCGCCTTATTGCTCCGGGGGCTTCCAGGAAGCCGGCCGCGCCGCGGGAACCTTCGGCGACATCGCCGCCGACAACCTGAGCAGCCGCGGATATTCCGCCCTCATCCGCGCCGTCCTCCAGGCGTGCCGGCCCCAGGCCGCCTACATCTTCACCGACTGGAGAATGTGGACAACCCTTTTCGACCTGGTCGAAGCCTCCGGAATAGCGGCCAGGCAGATGATCGTATGGGATAAAGGAACCCCCGGCCTCGGCGGCCTTTGGCGGACCCAGCACGAGCTGATCATGTTCGCCACCCGAGGGACGAACCAACGCAAAAACGGCGAGGACGCCAGCGGCAACATCCTTAAGGCAGATCGTACCGGAAACAAGCTCCACTACACCGAGAAGCCTGTCGACCTCCTGATCCAGATTCTGAACAACGACGCCAAGTGCTCCCGGGGCTCCTGCTCCATCCTCGACCCTTTCCTCGGATCCGGAACCACCCTGATCGCCGCGGAGCAGACCGGTCGCACCTGCTTCGGCATTGAGTGCGAGCCCAAATTTATCGACGTCGTCGTCTCCCGCTGGGAATCCTTCACCGGAAAGAAGGCAGAGCTGCAACATGGCCGGAATTAAAGGCAAGAGCGGGCGCCAGCCGGAACTCACCAAAGCCCTGGCCGAAGCCATCGTCAAAGGTGTACGCGCCGGCCTCCCGGAAAGCCGGGCAGCAATGGCCGCCAACTATTCCCCGGCAGCAGTTTCTAAGTGGAAGTCGAGAGGCGTCAACGACTTAGACGCAGGGCGAACCACGGTTTTTTCCAAATTCGTGAACGACCTTATTGCAGCAGACACCGCCTTCGAGCAGGTCCGCCTGGCCAACATCCTCGCGGCCTCCAGAAACCCGCGCACCTGGCAGGCCTCCGCCTGGCTGCTGGAGCGCAAGTTCTCCCACTGGCGGAAACGCCTGGCCATCGGCGGGGACGAGAACGCGCCGCCCGTCCACACCGAGGACCGGACCCCGGACGCTATCCTCGCCCGTGGGCGTAAGCTGGCCAAAATGCTCCAGGATGCCGGCCACCCAGTCTGAACCGGCCGTCGACCTCGACGACCTGGAGGCCTTGGAAGAAACGGTCCGCGCCGGGGCCCGCGACGACCTCCTGCTGTTCACCCTTTACACCTACCAGGACCCGCGCGGCTACCGGGTCAACTGGCACCACAAGCTCCTGGCATCGTACCTGGAACGGTTTGCCCGCGGGGAAATTAAACGGCTGATCCTCGCCGCGCCTCCGCGCACCGGCAAGTCCGAGCTGGTCTCTCTCCGCATGCCGGCTTACATCCTCGGCCGTGAACCATCGGCCAAAATAATCGCCGCCAGCCATACCGACCTATTCGCTCGGAGCTGGAGCCGGAAGATCCAGCGGCTCATTACCACCCCGAACTTTCGGGCCTTGTTTCCTGAGACCCGCATCCAATCCCTCGTGGCCGGGAGCGAGCGGTGGGGCCAGGAGTGGAAGCAGACGGAGCGGCAGTTCGACCTTGTTGGGCATGGCGACAACTACCTGTGCCTCGGACGCGGTGGAGCGGCGGCCGGCGTCGGGGCGGATTACATCCTGGTGGACGACCCATACCGCAGCCGGAAGGACGCATCCTCGGCCCGGGTCCAGGACGACACATGGGAATGGTACAACGACGATCTCCGCACCCGCCTGGACGGTGACGGCGGTATTTGCATTATGGCCACCCGCTGGCATGAGCGAGACCTGACTGGTCTCCTCCTGGCCGAGGAAGCTGAGGACGAAACCGGAGAGAAGTGGGAAGTCCTGATCCTTCCCGCCATCGCTGATGGAGACCTGCACCCGCTGGACCCACGCAAGGACGGCGAGACGCTTTGGCCCTGGCGGTGGGGCGGACGCCGTGACGATATTTCCCAGGCGGAGCTGGAGCAGCGCGCAAGGAAAGTCCTGGAGGAGAGGCGCGCCCGTAACCCGTATGGGTTCGATTCCCTTTACCAGCAAACTCCGAAGCCGAAGAAAGGCGAGTTCTTCATGCCGGAGCGGATCGAAATAGTGGACAAGCCTCCAGCGGCCCGCCAAAAAACGGTCCGATATTGGGACAAGGCCGGCACCGAGGGCGGCGGGAAATACACCGCTGGCCTGAAAATGTCCCTGCTCAAGGACAAGAGCTACCTAATCGAAAACCTCACGCGCGGGCAGTGGTCCGCGTTCCGGAGGGAGGAGAACCTGAAAGCCATCGCACAGACAGACGGGAAAGCGATTACAATTATCATCGAGCAGGAGCCCGGATCGGGCGGCAAGGAATCCTTTGAAGCCTCGGCCAAAAACCTCGCCGGCTGGTCCGTGCGCAAAGATCCACCGACCGGCGACAAAGCCGTCCGCGCCGAACCTTTCAGCGCCCAGGTGGAGGCGCGCAACGTGAAGATGCTCCGCGGCGACTGGAACGAGGCCTACGTCAACGAGCTGCGCGCCTTTCGGGCATCTCCTCCCCACGGTGCCTTCACCGATCAGGTGGACGCCTCCAGCGGCGCCTTCAATCACCTCGCCAAGGGCTGGACCTATGGCGCCCTCGCGGAGATGTAAATGACCAACAAGGCGAATAAAACCGACATCCAGCAGCGCCGCGACGCGCGCGACATCAAGACCCGAGAGAACGCCTGGGCCAACCTCCTGACCGGCGTCGGCGTCCAGGGCATCGATCGCCGCGTCGACACCACCTACAAGCCCACCAAGCGCCTGGTCGAGGGCGTGCTGCGCGACATGTACCGCGGCGACGGCTTCGCGCGCAAGGTGGTGGACCTCCCCGCGAAGGAGATGCTGCGCAAGGGTTTCAAGTTGGACGGCGACCCAGAGAACATGGTGAACGCACGCTTCCAGGAGATCGGAGTACACAAGGCGGTCCGGAAGATGCTCAAGTGGTCGCGGCTATTCGGCGGAGGCTTCGGGGTGCTCGGGCTCAAGGACGGTCGGGACCTGTGGAAGCCGCTGAACGAGCGCGGGCTCCAGTCCGTCGAGTTTCTCCACGTATTCGACCGCTACCGCGTGCAGTGGACCAGCGCCGATCTTTACAACGATCCCACGGAAGCGAAGTTCGGCAAGCCNAAGATTTACACCGTGAGCCCCATCACCGGCGGCGCTGGCAGGTCCTTCCGCGTTCACGAGTCGCGCGCCGTTATCCTCGACGGCTTGGAGGTGCACGACCAGGACCGGGTCTCGAACCAGGGCTGGGGCGACAGCGTGATCCAGTCCTGCTTTGAACAGCTCCGCCAGTTCGCGGCGGTCCACGGCGGCGCGGAGCTTATCGTCGAGGACTTTATCCAGGCGGTGCTGTCGATCAACAACCTCCAGGACATGCTGGCCACGCCCCAGGGCACCGAGCTGGTGAAGCAGCGCCTGAACATGATGGACCTCGCGCGCCACGTCCTGCACATCAAACTGCTCGACGCCAACGGGGAGACGTATTCCAAAGAGGCCAGCAGCATCGCAGGGCTCCCGGACCTGCTCGACCGCTTCGGGATCACGCTCGCGGCCGTGACCGGCATCCCCGTGACCAAGCTGCTCGGCCGCGCCCCTGCGGGATTGAACGCCACCGGCGAGAGCGACACCCGCAACTGGTACGACGACGTACGCGCGGACCAGGAGGAGATCCTGTCTCCTCTCTACGAGCGCCTGTGCTACTTGGTTTTTATTTCCAGGGACGGCGGCTTCAACGGGAAGGAACCCGACAACTGGGGCATCCGCTGGAACCCGCTGTACGAACTGACCGAGAAGGAGAAGGCCGAGCAATACAAGGCCACGGCCGATGGCGATGCCGCATACATCACCAACGGCGTGCTGAGCCCAGAGGAAGTCCACGACCAGCGCTTCATGGGCGAGGGTTTTGGTGGAATCATTGCCGAGAGCGAGGCGCCGCCATCAGAACCCCCCGGTAATACGGGCGAGGAGTAGCGAGTGCCGATCTCCGACGAGCTGCGCCTCCGCCTCCGCGCGGCCCGCCAGCGCGGCAAGATCCCGAAGCGCCTCCGCCGTCCGCCGGTAATGATCCGCCCCGCCGCAATCGGCCGCAGCTATCGCAACCGCCTGCTGGAGCTGATCGATCGGATAGAGGCCATATGGGTGGAGTTCTTTCTCCCTCATCTTCCTGGACTCGTGGCAGAGGCCGCTGCCGGCCGCCCCACCACCAACACCGCCCGCCGCAATCAATGGCCTGAGGAGGCCGCGCGCCTGATCGCCGTGCTCAAACTGAACCTCGGACGAGGCCGAACCCCGCCCACACGCCTGGCCGAGGGATTCGCCGACGACATCGGAAAGTGGAACGACAAGGAGTGGCGCAAGGTGCTGCGATCCGTGCTGGGTGTGGAACTGTTCCAGGCCGAGCCGTGGCTCCGTCCGGAGCTGGCGGCCTGGGCCACCGAGAACGCCGGCCTGATCACCAGCCTGGAGGAGGATGCCGTCGCCCAGGTCGAACGGTGGACGCTCTCCGGCCTCCGCTCTGGCCAACGCCACGAGGAGATCGCGAAGAAGATCCGCGAGCGCCTCGACGTCTCCCGCTCGAAGGCTAAGCTGCTGGCCCGCGATCAAACCGCCAAGCTCAACGCCGACCTCACGCAGCGCCGACAAACCGCCGCCGGAGTCACCGGCTATATCTGGCGCAATAGCCAGGACGAGCGCGTGCGTGGAAACCCCGCCGGGAAATATCCGGATGCGAAACCGTCCCACTGGACGCGCGAGGGGAAGAAGTTCGCTTGGAGCAACCCGCCATCCGACGGCCACCCCGGCCAGCCGATCAACTGTCGTTGCACCGCTGAGCCGGACCTCACCGGCCTATTGGCGGAGGCCGAGGAGTGAATCTGCGTGAGTGGATAGAGGCTGCCGGCACCGTGGTAGCGCCAGAGCTAGGAGCCGGTTTCACCGGCCGGATCTCCTTCGACCTGGACCTGCGCCAGGGCTCCATCGCCAAGGTGAGCGTGCGGAAGGAGCACGACCTGCGGGCCAGAACCGCCGACCGCCCTCCCCCAGTTCCCACTACCCACCTGGGATAATTTCTCGGAGGTTGACAGAACCACTTGCCAAATTCTATGCAAGCGAGTATGATATGGGTCAACGCATAGGTAGCCGGATCACCTGGAGGAGAAAACCAGCAGTGAGAACGCCCCCGAGCCCACAAGGCACCGGGGGTTTTTTTTATGACGAAAGAACGCGTCGCACGCTTTGACCGCCACGAGGTTCACCTCAACGCGGAAAAAACGCCCGAGGGTTACCTCAAGGGCGTGGGCACCGTCGGCAAGACTGGCGTGTTCGCTTATCGCAACGGCGACGGTTCCCTGCGCTACGAGCTATGCCACCCCGACGACGTATTCAGCAAGGCGTCGATGGACTCGCTGAAGAATATCCCAATCACGCTGGAACACCCGAAGGAAATGCTCACCGCCTCCAACTCGAAGGAGCTGAGCGTGGGCCACGTCGGCAACAGCATCCAGGTGGATGCCCCGTTCCTTTCCGCCGAGGTCGTGATCACCGACGCCGCCGCCATCCGCGCCATCGAGGCCGGAAAGCACGAGCTGTCGACCGGCTATTTCCTCGACCTGTACGAGGAGTCCGGCGTTTACGAGGGTCAAGCCTACAACTTCCGCCAGCGGAACATCCGGCAGAACCACCTAGCCCTCGTAGACGAGGCGCGGTTCGGTTCCACCATGCGCATCAATTCGGATGTACCTTATGCCGTAAGGGTCGAAGCCAGGAACAACGCCAACCCCAACGAGGAGACGAAAATGGTAAAGGTCACGATCAACGGAATCCAGTACGAGGCCGCACCCGAAGTGGCGAAGGAACTGGAACGCCTGAACACCGCAAACACTTCGCTCAATAGCGATAAGGTCACGGCGCAGGCGAAGCTCGACACAGTCACCGGCGAGCGCGACGGCTTGAAGACCAAGCTGGACACCGCCACGAACGAAATGCCCGCCAAGATCCTCGCCGCCTCGAAGGCGCGCGCGGTCCTCACCGGGATCGCGGCCAAGGTGCTGGACGCCGAGGCCGTCAACAAGCTCGACACCATGACCGACCTGGAGATCAAGACCGCCGTGGTCCTGGCGAAGTCGGCCAAGGGCACCAGCCTGAACGGCCAGACCGAGCAGTATATCCAGGCCCGCTTCGACATCGCCACGGAGAACGTGGACAAGGACAACGCCGACGACAAGCTCGCGGCCAGCCGCAGCGCCTCCGCCCATCGGCACGACAACACCCCGGAGAAGGGTGGCCAGGACGAGGCCCGCAACAATATGCTGGACCGCCTCAAGAACGGCGGCAAGGACAAGAAGAAGGACGGCGAGTAACCGGACTGGAACCGCACCGAGCAACTGAACGCAACCGGGTCGGCTGATCGCCACCCAAAGGAGAATCAAATGTCGCAGACCAGCTATTCCCTCACCACCGCCGCCGCCATCGCGGGCATGAAGGCGGACGCCGGCTTCGACTACGTCGAGAGCCACCCCGCCGCCGCCCAGGTAGACTTCGGCCTCGGCGTGGTCCAAGCCCAAACCGACCTCACGGCCGTGCGCAGGCCCCTGATCAACACCTCAGCGGTCGTGCTTGACGCCGACCTCATCACCGCCAACACCCTCTCCTTCGACCTGGTCGTGGACGGGGTCACCACGGTGATCAGCGTCCTGTTCGCCACCTCCCACCTGGCCACCATGCAAGCCGCCGAGGCGGCCGTGGAAGCCGTGGACGGAGTCCTCTCCGCCACCGTAGGCGGCGCTGGAAATCGTACCCTCACCATCGTGGGCGAGAACGTCACTGTGACCGTGAACAACGCCATCGTCACCGGCGGCGCATCGCAGGCCGGAGTCGTGGTTACCGCCTCCAGCGGCGATACCGCTGCTACCGTCCGGGGCATCGCCCTGCACGAGCAGAAGGAATCCCTGGTCGGCTACGAGACGCTGGACAGCGTCAACACGCTCCGGCGCGGCAAGGCCTGGGTGCCGGTCGTGGACACCATCGCCGACGGCGACGACGTCTACATCAGCTACGCCGCGGGCAGCGAGGGTAAGTTCCGCAACGATAGCACGAACTCGATCCAAGTGACGGGAGCCAAGTTCCGCAGCGCGGCCACCACTGGCCAGCTCGCCGTCGTCGAGATCAACCAGCCGTAACCTGAACCGGACCACGGAGCACGGGAAAACGAACCAAACGCCCCGAGAGGGCACGAGGAGAAAAGCCATGAAGGAAGCTATCCATACCCAGAACCTGAACGCGAACGAAACCGCGTTCTTCGAGCGCGAGCTGGAAGCCATCAAGGCCCGCAGTTACGACGTGATCTACCCAGAGTTCATGGCCTACGAGCTGATCCCCATCGAGACGGACGCCGGCCCCGGCGCGGAGACGATCACCTATCGCCAGTACGACCACGTCGGCATGGCGAAGATCATCTCCAGCTATGCGGACGACCTGCCCCGATCCGACATCTTCGGCAAGGAGTTCACAGCCAAGGTGCGCGGCATCGGCGGCAGCTTCGGCTACAACATCCAAGAGATCCGCCGCGCCTCCAAGACCGGCCTGCCCCTGGAGCAGCGGAAGGCCAACGCCGCCCGCCACTCCAACGACCAACTCACCAACCAGATCGCGTGGTTCGGCGACGCCAGCCACGGGATCGAGGGCCTAATCTACAACGCCAATGTCACCAAGACGGCGGCGGTAAACGGGGCATGGCTGACGGCTACCCCGGACGAGATCATCGAAGATGTCAACACCGCCATCGGTGCCCAGCTCTCGCTCACAAAGGGCGTGGAGCGGTCGGACACGGTGGCCATCGCCTTGAAACAGTTCGCCCACATCGGCTCGACCCCGCGGTCGACGACCTCCGACACCACGATCCTGGAGTTCCTGCGGCGCGTCTGGCCCGGGGTCAACTTCGTGGGCGTTCCCGAGTTCGAGGCCCTGGCGACCATCCCCTCGACCGGCGGCGCCGGCCCGACGGACATCATGCTGATCTATCGCCGGAGCACGGACAAGCTCGGGCTCCAGATCCCGCAGCCATACGAGCAGTTCCCCGCCCAGGAGCGCAACCTGGAGTTCGTGGTCCCGACCCACTCCCGCACGGGCGGCGTGATCGTGTACTACCCGCTCTCCGTGACCGTCGTGGACGGCCTGGAGGTCTAAACCGCCGCGGGTTTATTACCTTCGCCCTGAGCCTGCCATACCGGCCGGCCACCTGGAGGAACGATGAAGAACGTAACCTGGACCCGCCCCCACCTGACCTACTTCGGCAAGGTGGCGGTACTGCCCGGCACCCACTCGGTCGAGGATGCCGTCGCGGCCGAGGTCAAGCGGCACTGGTCGGCCGAGCGCGCCCTTAAGGCTGGCATCCTCGTGATCGAGGAGATCAAAAAGGCCGAGGCACCCAAGCCCGCCACCGCTCCCGAAGCCACGGGCAAGACCGTAGCCGATATGGCGAAAGAGATCGCGGGCATGGAGGACATGGGCGACCTCCGCACCCTGTTCGAGACCGACGAGCGCAAGGGCGTCCGTGACGCCGTGCGCGCGCGCATGAAGGCCATCGAGGCCGCCAACCAGGAATAACCCCGGGGGGACGCCGTGACCCCGGCAGAGATCATCACCCTGCGGGCTCCGGCGCTGGCCACCACCTACGCCGCCCGCATTCCCGACCTGATAGTCCTGGCCACGGGCCAAGTAGGCGCCATCTTCGGCGCGCACCAGAACACGGCCATCGCCTACTTGGTCCTGCACTGGCTGGCTTTGGAGCAGCGGGGGGCCTCGGCTGCGGCTGGGCCCGTCACCAGCGAGCGCGAGGGCGACCTGGCCCGCTCCTACGGCGGGGGCGGGGCGGACCTCTCCGGCGACCTGGCCCAGACCTCCTGGGGCCTGGAACTCAAGCGCCTGCGGGATTCCACCATCTTCGCCGCGCGTAACCGGATGATGGCGGGCCTGTGAGCCGCAGAGGGGTCACGGATACCGACCTTGGCTGGGGCCGCATCAAGCGTACCATGTCCCGGCTCTCTGGCTCCTATACCAAGGTCGGGCTCCAGCAGGGGAGCCAGCGCAACGACGAGGGGGGGCTGTCCTCCCTGGTCACGGTCGGAGCCGTTCATGAGTTCGGGGCGCCGAACCGGAACATCCCCCAGCGGTCATTCCTGCGCTCCGCCTTCGACCAGCACCGGCGCGAGATCGACCAAGTGCTGGCCAAAGAGAAGGGCGCGATCCTGGCGGGCACCCGCACCATCGAGCAGTCCCTGGACGTGGTCGGGCTCCTGCACACCGCCCAAGTTCAAGCGAAGATCAGCTCCAACGTCCCCCCGCCCCTGGCCGCGGCCACCATCGAGAAGAAGGGCAGCAGCCGCACCTTGATTGATACTAGGCAATTGGTGCAAAGCATTCGTCATGTAAACGTGGTGAAGAAGTGAGCAGCCTCCGCAACTTCACCCTGAGCATCCGCCGCCTTGGCTCCGGCACCTACGTGGATGGAACCTGGAAGGCCGAGGCCGAGAACGCGCCGTTCACGATCCGCGCCTCCGTGCAGCCGCTCAAGCCCAAGGAGATGGAGACCCTGCCCGAGGGCCGCCGCAATTCCCAGGCCTACCGGATCTATACCGACGTGGAACTGCACACCGTCCGGGACCAGAACCCCGACCGCGTGGAGCTGTTCGGCGAGGAGTTCGAGATCCTGTCCGTCGAGGTGTGGCAGAACCAGGTGATCCCTCATTTCAAGGCCGTGGCTGTCAAGCTGGAGCAGCCGGCCGTCCTGGCCTGATTACCATGTCATCCCCAACTATTGCCGAGCTTCGAACCGCGATCCAGGCCTTCGTGGCCGACCGTTTGCCGGTGGGTTGGAAGGCTATTTTCGAGCGTCAAAATGCGCCGCGCCCGTCGAATGAGGCCACGCCAAGCAAATACGTCACGATCTTTGTTTCTCCCCTCCTCAAACCGAACCTTCGGGATTTCGCCTTACCTCTCGTTGAATCCGCGCCGGATGTTTTCGACGTGGAACTGGTGGGAGACAGGGAATTTACGGTCAACCTCCAGGCTTTTGGGGTCGGGGCTTTGCAAATTTTGGAGGATCTGCGGGCCGCACTTGACATTGATTCAGCCATGGAGGAACTCCGGGAGGAGGCTATTGCCGTGATCCAGGCCCTCGGGATCACGGACCTGACCGGGCTATACGATTCTCAGTTCCTGGAGCGGGGGAATCTAGACATCCGGTTCCGCACTCATGCCAGTACAGTAGACGCCGATGTGAGTTATATTGGAGAGGTGCAGGTTGAAGCCACCATCGAGCACCCGCCCGCGCCGGACATCGTGCAGGCTTTCACCGTGGACTCAACCCCGTAGGAGGACAGCATGGAACTCACCGACATCGTCGACGTCGTAATCACCCGCGACAGCGTGACCGTTACCCAGCAGGGGTTCGGCACCGGCTTGATCCTGGCCACGCACCTGAGCGGCACCGCGCGCGTCGAGTACTTCGACTCGCTCTCCGCGCTGGCCCTGGTCCACCCGTCCACGACCGAGGCCTACAAGGCCGCATCGGAATATTTCGCGCAGACGCCCGCGCCCGAGCGCGTGGCCATCGGCCGCCGCCATGTGGACGTCGCCAACGTCACCGTCAGCGTCGTGGCCAACACCACGCTGTACAGCGTCACGATCAACGGCGTGAACTTTCCGTTCACTTCCGATGCCTCCGCCACCGCCACCGAGATCCGCGACGGCTTGATCGCCGCGGTCAACGGCGGCTCCGAGCCCGTCACCGCCGCCTCGGTGGATTCCGACACCTTCTCACTCACGCAGGACGTGCCCGGCGACGCCTGGACCATGGCCGTCTCCGCGCGCCTGACCATCGACGCCCTCACGGCAGCCGATGCCATGGCCGACGACCTCAGCGCTGTCAACAACGAGCAGCCGGACTGGTACGGTCTGGTCCTGACCGACCGCAGCTCCGCCAACATGCAGGCCGCCGCGCTGTGGGTCGAGGCGAACAAGAAGTTCTTCTTCGCCGCCACGCAGGAAGCCGACGTCGTGGACGTCGCCGATCTGAGCGACACCACGTCCCTCGCCGCGATCCTCAAGGCTGCCGACTATTCCCGCAGCGCGTGCATCTACCACGCGGCCGCGGACACCGTCTACCCCGACGCCGCCCTCATGGGCCGCGTGCTGGCGCTGGAGCCCGGCACGTACACCGCCATGTTCAAAAACCTGGCCGGGATCGCCGTCTCTACCCTCACCTCTACGCAGTCCACCAACGCCCGGGCCAAGTTCTGCAACACCTACGAGCAGGTGGCCGGCGTCAACATCACCGCCGAGGGCCAGGTGTCCGAGGGCGACTACATCGACACGATCATCGGGATCGACTGGCTGGAGGCGCGCATCAAGGAGCGCGTGTTCGGCAAGCTCGCTGGCGCGCTCAAGGTTCCGTACACCGACTCCGGCGTGGCCGTGGTGGTGGCGGAGGTCAAGGCCCAGCTCCAGCAGGGCGTGGACCGCACGTTCTTGTCGAACAATCCCGCCCCGACCGTCACGGCTCCGCTGGTCGCGGACGTTTCGGCAATCGACAAGCAGAACCGTCTGCTGCCAGACGTGAAGTTCAAGGCCACCCTGGCCGGCGCTATTCACAAGACCGAGATCAGCGGCGTGGTGTCCGTCTAACCGAGCCCGTCACTTTCAAGGAGGATCTGCCCATGCTCAGAACTTACGACCCCAAGGACGTCCGCATCGTCGTCGGAGGGTTTCCCATCGGCGGCTTCGCCGACGGCACCTTCCTCAATCTGGAAATGGACGAGGATTCCTTTTCCAAGGAGACTGGCGCCGATGGCGAGACCGCGCGCGCGAAGTCCAACAACAACGGCGGCAGCGCTACGCTGACGCTGATGCAGACCAGCCCGAGCAACGATGTCCTCTCCGGGTTCGCGCAGGCCGACCGCCTCTCCAACGCAGGCGTGGTGCCGCTCCTGATCCAGGACGGAAGCGGGCGCACGACCCTGTTCTCCGCCACGGCCTGGGTGCGCAAGCGCCCGGCTGCTTCGTTCAGCAAGGAGATCGAGGAGCGCGAGTGGGTGCTGGACCTGGCCGACGTGGACTACTTCGTCGGTGGGAACCCCGAAACCGAGCCGGCGTAAGGGGGCACCATGAGCCTCCAGAGCAAAGAAAAAACCATCGACGCGCACCTGGTCAAGGTGATCGAGTTCGCGGCGCGCCGCAAGCTCCTCCTCCAGATCAAGCTCGTGAAGCTGCTCGGCCCCGCCCTCGGGGCTGCGGCCGGCGCTGCCAAGGGTTCCGGCATGGACTCCAAGCTCGGGCCGGAGGTTATCGGGCCGGCGGTGCAGAAGCTCGCCGACGCCCTGGACCCCCAGGCCTTCCTCCAGCTCGTCCACGAGCTGCTCCAGGACACCTGGATCGACGGCAAGGACGTCAAGACCGACGAGGCCTTCGACGCCAACTTCGGCAACCTCGCCTTCCTGTACAAGGTGCTGGGCTTCGTGCTGGAGGTGAACTTCGCCGATTTTTTCGGAGCGGGCGGCATTGGAAGCATCCTGCAAAGGTTCGCGCCTCCGCTGCCGCCCTCTCCCTCGCCCAGCGCCTGAGCCCGGAGCTGCGGGACGAGCTGCCGGTCTGGCGGGTGGTCCTGGAGGGAGCGGCGACCTTGCACGAACTCGAAACCACCTGGAGCCTGGACGACGTCTACCGCGCCAACGCTGCGTTAGATTTCAGGGCGGAAGCCGAGGCCGCGGCGATCAGGGCGGCCCAGGCCCGAGGAGGTAAGGGTGGCTGACGGCGGCGGGATCACGGTTCGGGAGCTGATCACCAAGCTCGGGTGGGACGTCGACGAGGACACGATCAAGCGGTTCGACCGGGCCGTGGGTACGGCGAAGGTAGGCCTGCTCGCGCTCGTCGGGGCCTCCGTGGCGGCCGGTGCCGCGCTCCTGGGCGTCACCATCTCGGCCACGCGCGCTGGCGAGGAGGTCCTGGCCACCGCCGAGCTGGTCGGCCTCACCGTCGAGGAGTTCCAGAAATACCGCCACGCCGCCGCCCTGGCCGAGGTCAGCAACGAGCAGTTCAGTACCTCCATGCGGTTCCTGACCCGGAACGTTGGCGACGCCCTCCGGGGCCAGGGCGAGGCCGGCAAGGCCTTCCAGAAGCTCGGGATCACCCTCACGGACGCCAGCGGCAAGACCCGCGACTCGGGCGCTATCCTCCGCGACGTGGCCGACCGCTTCCAGCAAATCCAGGATCCGGCCGCCCGGGCCTCGCTGAGCATGGATCTGTTCGGGCGCGGGGGCGTGCGCATGGGCCGGTTCTTGATGCAGGGATCGGCGGGGCTCGAAGCCGCCTCCGCCGCCGTCTCCACGTTCGGCCTGTTCTCGGATGCCGGTGCCAAGGAAGCGGACGCCCTGGGCGATAGTCTGCTCAATCTGAAAGCGTTGGCGGGCGGGCTTCGCAACGAACTAGGCCAACGCCTTTTCAAAACCGTTAGGGACATATCTGAGCGGATGCAGAAGTGGCTTGTGGCCAATTCCGCCGTGATTAAACAGAAGCTGGACAAGTTTGTGGAACGGTTGACCCAAGCCCTGGCCGTGTTGCTGGCCGTCGGGGAGAAGGTGGCGAAAGTATTCTTTAATCTGATAAAAAATTTGGGAGGATTTAACAACACTATCAAACTCGTGCTGTTCGGTCTCGCTGCACTTATTTCCACTCTTGCAATCCTTAACTTATCCCTAATTGCTGTCGGGGCCGCTGCTCTAGCAGCATGGGCGAAAATGCTTTTTGTGCCTGCTCTTATTGCCTTCGGTATCTTCTTATTAATTGCGGCCATCGAGGATCTATATGTTTGGTTGAAAGACGGGGATTCCGTGATCGGGCAATGGCTCGGAAGTTTTGAAAAATTCAATATCCGAGTAAAGGAAATATGGACATCGGTTAAGGAAACGTTTCGATCCGGCATGGACTTCATAGAGTCGCTGTTCGCGCTGGATTTTAAGAGGTCAATAAAGGATGCAGAGAAAGTAATGGAAGGTCTTGAAAAGACGGCAGATAGGGTAATAAATACACTGACCGGCGGAAGATTTACTACTGTTGCGGCGCTTTTAACGAAGGTAACACCTGGAGGGACGGCTACGCAAGGAGTTGCTGGTGGCTTCACCGGAGGCTTCGGCGGACCCAACCTCGCCGCGGCCGGGCTCGCGGGTGGGTTCGTTCCCTCCTCGCTGGTGCGTCCATCGGCCGTTGCTGGCGGCAGCAGCAGCCAGCAGGCCACCGTCAACAACTACGTCACCGTGCCGCCGGGCACTCCCCAGCAGCAGGTGGACGCCATCCGTGGCGCCGTGGCCGAGGTGGTGGACGACCGCCTGCGCCGCAGCTTCGACCACGTCAACCAGGAAAACCCGGAGGTTGACTGATGGCCCTGGAGAACCTGGTCAGCCCGCGCCCCGCGCCCACGCAAATAGGGCCGAACCTTATCCTGGATGCACTCGTGCGCGAGTCCCACGACTTCCGATCCGAGGTGACGGAATTTCCCGTCGAGACCGGCGGTAATATTTCCGACCACATCCGCAACGAGCCGAGGGAGATCAGCATCGAGGGTATGATCACCAATAACCCGATCCGGTTTTTGGGCGGCATCCCCGCAAAATTGATCCGTGGCTCTTCTGCCGGCGGCATCGTGATAGGCCCCAGCCTAAACCTGGTCGAGCTTGCGTTCGCCGAGCTGGAGCGGATCTACAACGCCAAGGACACGATGATCGTGTCCACGC